GAATTACGGTGGTAGGCCCTCCCCCGTCGTCTTAGGACGGGGGTTTTCTACCACCACCTTTAATGATAAAAAAATAGGAGGCACTACCATGCCGTTACTTCTAAATCTTAAAAAGCATCCGGACTACAAGAAAGCACCGAAACAAGTCTTTGCTTTGAAGCAAACTCGACTAATCAGTACGCTTGGAGCCAGCGCGGTTGTTGAACCCGAGACCCCGACACTAATACCCTGGCAGCTATTTGAAGCGGCTGCACAGAGTGGATGTGTGGACTACAACCCCGCGATGGCTGACGCAATGATGAAAGCCATGGCCGCTATCGAGAGCCCGATAGAAGCCGACGAGAAAGCTATTACTGACCCCAGCGACCTGATTACAGCCGCTGTGCGCAAAGTCATGCTCATGGGCGACGAGTCGGCGTTCAAGCCGGATGGCACGCCCAAGCTGGCCGCTGTCCACGCGTTTCTCGACGCCGAGAAAATAGCTGCGGGAGTCACCGTAGATATTCCCTTGTCCCGCGAAATCGTTTATGATGTGTTCCTGGAGTTGCAGGATGTCAAACCGGCTGATCCGGAACCTGAACTCCTGCCAGACCCCGACCTTGAAGGCGAGGATTCATCAGGTGGCAGGGGCGGAAGTGTCTGGGATATGCTTGGTCGCATAGCCCCGCACGAGGACTAATCTATCAGGAGATAGCTAGTGAGCACAGGCCAGAATATAGTTGACGAGGTCCGAGCCCAAATAAACGACGAGGACACGAACAACTTCCGCTGGTCTGACGCTGAGATGCTTCGGTACGTCAATGCCGCCCAGCGGCAGATAGTGGCGTTCAAGCCTACATCGAACGTCATCACGTCGGGTATTAATCTCTCGGCAGGCGATGATGTACGTCAAACTCTGCCCGCCGGTGGGATAAAGTTTATCAAGGCTTCCTCTTCGGATAGTCAGAACGAAATGCCTACCGGCTCCGGTAATATGACCGAGATCGAGATGGACGCCCTATCCTCGTTGTTCCCCGAGTGGAGCTATACTCAAGTCGAGCAGCCCCGGACACCTAATCCGCAGGACGTGCTGCAAGATCCAAACAACGACTTCCAGCATTACATGCACGATCCGCGTGAGCCCAAGGTATTTTGGATTTTCCCACCCCCGAAGACTTCCGGCAGTGTTGGCGGGATTGACGTGACTTACGTAGACCTCCCGACCGACCTGGGCGCGCTAGGCAGTACGTTCGCGCTGGACGACCAGTACCAGAACGCGGCGGTGCTTTACGTCATGTACCGCTGCCTGCGCAAAGACGGTAGGCACGGCGGCGGCGTAGCGTTGCGCACATCCATGTGGCAGGACTTCCGCAGCGCGCTTGGTATGCAGGCACAGTCCGAGGAACGCGTGAGCCCAGAGCAGCCGCGCTCCGCACCCCCGACAGGTAAGGGCCAATGAGCACAGCACAGGAAATAGTCACCGAAGTCCGCGGTGAACTGAATGACGAAGACACTTCGGACTTGCGATGGAGTGACGCAGATATGTTGGTCTACGTCAACGCAGGACAGCGTGAAATAGTAACTCTGTTACCCGAGGCGAACACCATCGAGGCGATAACGACCGTCAACACCGACAATCAGAGTCGTCACACCATCCCCTCAGACGGGATTAAGTTCATCAAGGTGTCGTCCAACTACGACGTCACGAACACCGTCCGCGGCCCGATGCTTCGCCGCATGGACATAGACGCCTTGGAAGGCGCTTTTGAGTTTTGGGGCATGATACCGATCCGTGAATGGCCCCGCGTGCCGAACTTTGAGGACATACACACGGAAGTGCGCTATGAGAACTTCGCGCATGACCCGCGCGAGCCGACGATCTTTTACATGTATCCAGGCAATGTTACGAACAACTTCAGCATACAGCTGGTCTACGCGCAGCTGCCCGCGGATCTTACGGGGCTGGGAGATACTTTCTTATTAGATGACCAGTACCAGAACGCTATGGTAGAATACGTACTATATCGCTGCCTGTCACGTGACGGGCGGTATGGCCCCGGAACGAGCGCACGCAAGGAGTTACTGAACAACTTCCGGCAGGTGTTGGGGCTGGAAGTGCAACAAGCAGAGCGCGTAGGGCCAGGTGCCTCTTCGCCGCCCGAGGGACCGTAATGGCAGAAATCAGCTACAGAGACCTATTTTGGCAGGTGCGCACGGAACTCCCCGGAGTCCCGGAGCCAACCTTATTCATGTTCTACGCAGCGGCCGTGCGCGAGCACCTGCGCCGCAGTCTGGCCTGGCAGTACAACGCTGGCCTGACACAGTGGACGCTCACAGACAACTTCCCGGACGCCTCTGCGGCGCTGCCGACGCTCACGGCCATCGTGCAGCCAGTACAGGTCAAGTGGAGCAACGGGGTCATTATCCCTTTCAAGACCCGAGCAGAACTGGACGAGATCGACGGAGACTGGGAGCAGTCGACGACCGCCGGTCTGGAGCCTGACTTCTGGACGATCACCTCCCCCGGCAACTTTGCCCTCATTCCCGACTCCTCGACGACCGTTGTGGCCGCCGTCGAGCTTCGCCTTGCTATTGTGCCATTGCTGCCGACGAGCGCCGCTGACAACCGTGTTGGTGTTCCGGAGGAACTGGCACTCGAGTTTTCCGAGGACTGGGCGCATGGCGCACTGGCCAAGATGATGAGAATCCCCGGCAAGGACTGGACCAACTTTGAGTCGGCCAGCAGCTATGCCGCCATATTTGAGAACGACATCAAGGTTGCCAAGGCCCGCGCAGGCGCTGACTTCGGTCGCCCGCGACGCAGAGTCCGATACGGAGGTTTGGGCATTGGCGGGGCGCAAGGGCGCCTGCCGAATAGCAAAGACGATTACGGCAACATTCGGTAATTCGTCATGGCTAATTTCAAGTACGACTTCTTTCAGGGCATCCGCCCGCGACTGTCACCCAGGCTGGTAGCACACCCGCAAGCACAAACCATGCAGAACGTGCGCCTTGGTTCCGGCGCCATGGAACCGTGGAACGAACCACTGCTTGAGCATCTCAACACGTCACAGCAGGACGACGTCGAGACCATCTACCGATTCCGCGACGGGGGCGATCCGAAGTGGTTTGAGTTTCAGGACGACGTAGACCTGGCCCGCGGCCCACTGCTGGATGACCCGCTGGAGCGTACATATTACACTGGCACGGCGCAAGCCGAGCCACGCATGACTTATATTGGCATTGCTACGCATGTATCTGACCAGATGCCCGACGACTATCGCATCCTTGGCATCCCCGCACCCACCGTCGCTGCAACACTGGTCGGTGAGGCGATACCGAGTATTCAACTTGGGGGCGCTTGCATAAGCACGTCCGAAACTCCCGATGCTACGGGTACGAAAGGTGGACTTACAGGAATTATAAATACTGTATTAAAGGCCGACTTCTCTATGGAGGAGCCCGCGCGTCAACCGTACCACATGAACGGATGGATGTTTGGTGATGACCATGGATACTATCCCGGCCTCCACACGTTTAATTTCGATGTGGAAATTGGTTCCGAACTTAAAGTTACATCTGTACCTAACTCCACTGACGTTGTATGTGACGATGCTAACGGCGGGGCATTTATATGGCAGGGCACGCAGCGGGAAGCTATCAATAGCCCCGGTTCCCTGAATAAATTTGCTGACGCTGGGTCCGGACTTCATGATGGGTACTTTCGGTTTTACATCCCTAACGGCACTACATTTAATATGTCTGCTGCCCACGGCCTACAGGTTGACGATGTGATTCGTGTTTCGGGCGTTCCGACTACAATTAGTTTCACTCTTGGTAACGGTGTATGGAAATCAGGTGTGGTGCAACCAACTCATCCTGGCAACGGCGAGTTCTATGGTGGGCAGTCTGACAGCGCGGGCATCTCTGGAGCGCTTGGCACATGGCCCGCGACGCCCGACACCTTGGCCGTTGACGATTTTTACACTGGAACCCCAGCAGGGCACCCGTTTATCGATGTGTACTGGCACACGGGGGGAGCCTCGGGCACGGTGGACTGGCCGTTCATAGGCGAGTTTCGCTGGACCATCACCGAGCGCGCTGGCGTACCTTACAATGAGATTGTGACCGACATTGAGTCGCGCGTGTATGTGTATACCTGGGTATCGGAGTTGGGTGAAGAAGGCCCGCCGAGTCCACCGAGCGCCTCTGTCTCAATCCCAACTGACGGCCAGGTCACGGTGACCATGAGTGGTACGGCGCCTTCGACACAACGGAATATCACAGACGTACGCATCTATCGGGCGAACACCGGTACCACCGGGTCTGAGTTTCAGTTCGTTGCGGAGGTAGCAATTGGAACGCTACCTACTTACGTCGACACAATATTAGATATTAACCTGGGTGAAGTCTTACAGAGCGCATCATGGGACCCACCTGATACTGATATGGAGGGCATGATTGCGCTCCCGAACGGCGTGCTGGCCGGGTTCAATGGCAAGGACGTCATGTTCAGCGAACCTTACTTTCCGCACGCGTGGCCCACAGAGTATGAGGTTGCGGTTGACTTCGACATTATCGGACTTGGTGTCTTGCCGCAGGGTCTCCTGGTATTGACTACCGGGACACCATACATGGTGGTGGGTAATCACCCCCGCGCCATGTCACTCCGTCACTTCGAATTTGCGCAATCGTGTAGCTCAAAGAAGAGCATCGTAAACACTAAGGACTCAGTGATCTACGCATCACCGGACGGACTTGTGCGGATTGGTGCGGGCGGTTTCCAAGTGATCACGGAGAACTTCTTTACGAAGAGGGACTGGAACGCGTTACTTACTCCGTCAACCATTGATGGTAACTGGCATGACGGTCGGTACTTTGGTTTCCACAGTACAGGGAGTTTTATCTTTGATCCGTTCGACGACGCTATTGCTCTATCAACGGCGCTGGACGTCTCACGCGCAAGTTACGTAGACGCAGAGAATGATGACCTGTATGTAATCACCGAACCGCCTTCAACTCCTATGATAGTTTCGACTGCTGACGCGACGGGCACAAATGTAATCATGTCGTCACCGGATGGTACTACGTGGACTCAGCGAACTATAATTGACAAGAACTTCATAGCCAAGCCCGCGTATTCGGCGTCGCTGAAACTGTGGTGCATAATGGCAGCAGATAACGCGGCTAGTAATGCATTCACGTCGCCGGATGGTATCACGTGGACTCAGCGGGCTGTCGGCGGGGTAAGTTTCATATGCAAAGATTTGATATGGGTTGATGCACTCGAACTATTTATTGCCGTTGGTACCAGCACAACATTAGGCAACCGCGATGCGGCCTGGTCGGCTGACGGGATTAACTGGACAGCCGTACCCATTTCAGCCGGTTCGCGTATTGAGTGCGTAGCCTATTCAACTGCGCTTGGCTTACTCGTTGGTATCGACGAGCAGGCCCTCGGCCAGATTTTTACCAGTACTACCGGTAAAGCATGGTCGGATACTGGCTTCGATGCGGGGTTCAAACCCGAGGAGGCAGCTATTGACTATTCGCCTGAACTAGATCAGTTCATAGCTGTTAGCACTCTCGGCGGGAAGTGGTCAAGCACTGATGGCATCACGTGGAACCTGGAAGATACTAATGCCAATACCGACAAGGGTATAGTCTGGTCCGCGGAGAAGATGCTGTGGGTTGCAGTCGGCTTTGAGATTGAGACGAGCCCCGATGGCGTCGTATGGACTGGTCGGACTAACCCGGAAGCGCTACTGACCTTAGATGGTGTGGCATACCATGACGATTTGGATTTGTTCATCGCCACTGGCTTGAACAACGGTGGTACCGAGGACGTTCTAACGTCACCGGATGGCACAACGTGGACTGCCCGCGACAACAACATTGCTAAAGAATGGAAACAAGTTACGGCTGGGCTCACGATTGATCCTACAGCTTGG